TTTTTCTCTTTCTAAAAAATCTTCGCCATAATGCTGACCTTGTCATTGACACTATGGTAAATATTAATGCGATTTGAAAGTTTTCAAATATTGTAGGATGTAAGTCAAATAAAGGAAAGACTGTTAATTGTATTACAATTGCTAAAAAGAAGCCACTACCAACATCTATTACACTTTCTACGATATCCCTACTAATTTTGATTTTTAGTGGGAAATGCCGTCTCATAGCCGCCTGGTAGGCGGTGTTTAGAGCTGTCTTGATATCATAGTACCCCCTAATTTTAGACATTTTTACTCGCAACTTCACTTCTTAGTCTTTGTTGTTGTGCTTTAATTGTTTCTTTAATTAATTTCTTTTGTGCTTTTTTAGCCCTATCTAGTTTCAACTTACCTACTAGGTCAGTAAATATATATCCATTCATGTGTTCGTTTTCGTGTTGAAATATTCTTGCTGACATGCCATGTAAATATTCTTCAACCGTTTCACCATTATCATCTGTGTATTGTACATTTACCCATTTAGGTCTTTTGATTGATAAGAATAAAAATGGGAATGATAAACAACCTTCTTTCATTAAAACTGTTTCTTCACTTAAATCTTTGATGATTGGGTTATAGCAGTTTCTTACTTTGCCATCTTCTATCTCTGGGTGTCCGCCCATAACAAACATACGAAATGGTAAACCTACTTGATTTGCTGATAAACCTATACCACCATATTTGACCATACTGTTATACATTTTTTTAGATAATTCTGCTCTATCTTTTATCTTAAACTCTTTTAGCATATCATCTGTATATGGTGCTATCTTCATTAATAGTCTAGGGTCACTAGGTGGTATTAATGGAAATGCATTAGGGTCCTTTTTCTTTAGATGTTCGTGCATATCTTTATGTATTGGTCTTGCCTGACTATCTAAAATTTTAGGTTGTTCTTGTTTGAAAGTTTCGTCTTTATCTAGAACAGGAGTTTTACCACTTGTAATATCTTCATAGTATCTTGCTGCCTCTTCTATTTTTTCTGGTGTTAGTTTTTCTGCCATTATTCTGCCATCCTTGTAAAGTTTTTATATTTCTCAAACTTCATTACTCTTGGGAACTTATCTATAAGAGTGTCGCCTTTGTGAGATATGACAAATACATTTTCTTTTTTTAAAGTATAATGAAGTATTCGCATAAACTCATCTGTGCCTGAGCTGTCTAGTGAACTATCAAATATTTCATCTAGTATAAGTAGATTTGTATTTGTAGAATTTTTAAGTTTAGCAATTTCTCGCCATGTGAATAGTATTGCCAAATCTATTCTTAACTTTTCACCCTCACTAAATGAATGATAGTTAAACTCGTCTCTATGTCTAGATTTTATTGTCTCGTTAAATTCTTCATCTAGACTAAAATTAACAAAGAAATCCATACTTGCTAAATTCTTGTTAATTAATTGATTCATAATTGGTAGATATTGTTTTATAATTTTAGTTTTAATACCAGTATCTTGCATAAGGTGTCTAGCAGTATCTATGTAAAGCATTTCTTTTTTCTGGTCTAACTTATCTTTTTCTAGTTGCGAAGATTGTCCGACTAACTGATTCAACTCACCAGTTTGTTCAGCTGTAGATACCTTTTCATCTTGTAATTCTGATATCTCTTGTTCTAATCTAGTTGTTTGTTTTTTTATTTCTTCTATAGATGTCTCATAACGATTAATCAATAACTCTTTTTCTCTGATTGATACCATTGTTTTGTTAATGGTATCTAGTTTCATTTGACTTGTTTTAATTTCTTTGTCTATCTGACCAAGTGCAATTTCTAGCTCTTGTACTTTTTCTACTTTTTTGTTAATCATTGTAGATTTAAATGCTTCATCAATTGCTTGTTGACAAGTAGGACAATCATTGTATGTCTCAAAGAAACTTAAATCTTTTTTATGTTTATTACAAGTATTCTCTAACTTTGCTTCCATACTGTGAAGTTTATTATGTTTAGCAGTTATCTTTGTTTCATCTAATACTAGTTTTTGTAAATTAGCAATATCTGTTCTAACTCGTTTTATATCTTCTTCATAGTTAGATATGTCGGTCATAGATTTATCTAAATCTGCCTTTTTAGAGTCTGCCAAATCTTTACTACGGTTACTAATATCGTCAATATATTTTCTTTTATCGTCAATCTTGTTATCAATTAACTGAAAATTAAAGTCTGTTTGTTTAATTAACTCGTCTTGGTTCTTTTGCTTTTCTCTGAGTAACAAGTTCATTTTAGAAAATATTTCAATGTCTAATATTTCCTCTACTACTTGTCGTCTATGTCTTGCTCTTAATTGCATGAATGGTACAAACGAAGCATTACCTAGTATCACAACTTGAGTGAATGACCTAAAGTTTAGTTTTAATATTTGTTGTTCTAGATGTTTTTGATAATCTCTTTGAGCGGCGTCTTGATTTAACATATCACCATTACACCATATCTCAAATTTATTTGGTTTGATACCTCTTATAATCTTATAGTCTTTTTGACCTACTGTAAATTCAACTTCAACAATACATTCTTTTTCGTTGATAGAATTAATTAATTGGTCTTTCTTAATACCACGAAATGGTCTTTGAAACAAGCCAAAACATAAGGCATCTAACATTGTAGATTTACCTGCACCGTTTTCACCGACAACTAGTGTGGTGTTTGCTTTGTCTAAATCTATTTCTATAAACTGTTGACCTGTACTTAAAAAGTTTTTATATCTTACCTTTTTAAATAATATCATTCTTTAACCTCTGTATCTTGTGCTTCAATATACATTTCTTTAATCATAATTTTTAATTTGTCTTTGTCTAGGTCAACAGGTAACTGGTCTACATAATCATTAACAAGTGTGATTGTATCTTCTGAACCTTCTGCTACGTCATCACTTACATTCGTATGACTTAAATCAGAGTAATCTTCTATTATCTTTAATTCATGTACACTAATCTCATTATATAATCTATCAAGTAGTCTGTCAAACATTTGATGGTCTCTTTTGTTTGCTACTACTAATTTAATAAACTTTTGATTATAGTCTGTTATATCAAATTTATCATAGTTTTTATCGGTATCATCATATACAAGTTTTTTAAATATTGTATATGGATTCTTTATAAACTCGACTTCTCTTGTTTCAGTATCAAATACATGAAAACCTTTTTGATTGTTGTAATCTGACCATGTCATCTCATATTGACTGCCTAGGTAGAAAACTTGACCATCATCATTCTTATGGTGAAAGTGACCACTATAAGTTTTTTCAAATCGTGATACAATTGATTTATCGTATCCGTGTTTCTGCACCATAGCATCCATCATTCTAAAACCATTCAGGTCAAAGTGCCCCATGCAAACATCAGCATTTGCTGTGTTCAACATTTCTAAACAATGGGATTCATTTTCAGGATTAATCCAAGGCATCATTAAAATATTTAAACCATCAAACTCTACGACTTTAGGATCCTCATAGATAAATGGTTCGTTCTCGCCATCAGGTGCTGTACATAATGATTTAACAGCATTTACTTTATTTGTATTTCGATAATAGATATCATGATTACCTATAAGTATATGAGTATCAATTTTTTCTTGCCATAATCTATCCATAAACTTGTGTTTAAAGTTATGAGCAATCTTATAGTTAATAAATTTTCTTCTGTCAACAATATCACCTAAATGAATAAGTGTTTTTATATTGTTTTCTTTTAGATAGGGAAAGAATACATTGTCATAAAACTTATAAAAGTATTCATCAAATATATTACTATCATTCCTGGCACCAAAATGGGTGTCATTCAATAATGCTATTTTCATATTATTCTTTTAAATCGTCTTCTTTTAAGTTTTTTTGTAGATAGTCTAACATTTGACTTTGATACTGAGCTTCATCACCAATCATTTGGTCCATCATCTGTTCAACACCCACATTAGAAATTAATTTATTTTTTATTAGTGATTGTTTTTTCTCTTTTTGTATTCTTCTAATAAATGCATAGTAAATTATTTGTGTAAAGTATGCAAATGGATTTTTACTTTTATCTGGATTAAAGTTGTACATATATTGTAAACAGTTCTCAATACCATCACTAATCATGTCATCTCTATAAGTATAATTAATAAAATTTGGTCTATAAGATAAGTGATTAGCAATCTTTAAAAAGCATTCACCAATATAATTAGTAACTGGAGGTTTTGGTTTTCCTTGTTTCTCAGCCTCCTCACACCTATCTCGATATTCTATCATCGCTTCTAGAAACTGAGCATTATTTACATAGTGAGGTTTTTCTCTTGGTTTTAGTTTTACTGCTTTTTCTTCTTTTTTCATGATTTTCATTATACTACATTTTTTATTTAAATGCAAGCCTTTCTTAAAGTTTTTTTATTTTAAATTTATTCCTGGTTACTGCTTGACAATCCTAGGAATGTGTGTATAATCGACTATGTCGCTGCTTGATAAGAAGCTAAGCTATAGAGTACCTAGTGTATAGTCTTCGTATCAAGTTCTTCATATTCTAATTCTGCCTCTTCTAGTTCTTCTCTTTCAGTTAATTCTTTATCTATCACATCAGCAATCTCTATCATCTTCTCTATTTCTTGAGGAGTATAAGCTGCCTTTATTTTAGTATTTTGTAACTTTGACAATATTACTTCATAATAGTTCGCTAATTCTTTTGCGGCTCTTGAAATAACCATTACCTTATCTTTTGGAACAACAAACATCTTATCGTTTGTAAATGGCACCCAAGGTGATAAAGTGTTATCATCTTTTAGTCCTTGTGCAGTCATTCTTGATGTTGTAATTAATTGTAAAGGATTTTGTATTCGTAAAAACTCTTTATCTATAGATATACTTCCAACCAATGTGCTGCCGTCTGTTAACCTAACTATTCTATAGTCTGTTAAATCGTTTGGGGCTTTTTCTTGTAATTCATCCATATAACTATTTATCTATTCTTTTAGGTCGATGTTATGCATCTCATAATCAAACTCTTCCTCTGTATAGATGTTTATCCTTTCCTGAAAATGTTTTAATGTAAAGTTTTCTTTAGATTTATAAGTTAAATCATCTGCTATATCATACAAGGTAGCATTGACTTTATTATCACCTAATCTTAAACCACGACCTATACTTTGTAAGTTCCTTATTCTACTCTTAGAAGGACTTGCAAATATAATATTGTGTAGATTTTTAATATTAACACCAGTACTAAATGTTCCATAACTTGCAACTATAATGGCATCTTTTTCTTTCTCTACTATCCCCCTTATTGCTTCTCTTTCATCTGCTTCAACACCACCAAAAATATAAAAAACTTTTCGGTCAGCATCTGCTTTCTTTTTTATTATCTCATGTAAATTCTTACCATGTTTTTCTACCAACTGAAATAAAACTAAAGTGTTGCCTTTTAATTTAAGTGCTAAATTGCGAATAAAATTTTGTCTTGACTTACTGCTTACTAGATAGTCTATTTCATCTTGATATTTACCACTTGCAACCATTTTACTATTTTCTACTGTGTGTTTTAAAATTAAACAAC